TAAAAATAAACATAATAAGATTACTGTACGCATAAAGTTATTTATAAATATTTGTATGGAGCCCTTTAAATTGTACTTTGAAAGCAATATACATAAGGCTCGTCATCCGGGTAGATTAAAAAGGCTAACTACTAAGAGATTTGGTAAAGGTAAGCTCACTTGCTCAAAAGCTAGAACAATGGCTCATTCAAGAGACACTTTAACCAAAAAGCAAGCAAATAGGTTTTTAAATTACCATGGATGCAGGTAGCTTAAATATGTAGTAATGGCTAAAAAATTAAAGATTAAATTTGAAGAGATTCAAGCTTCTGCTTTATTTGCTGGAGTGCCACCTAAAACGGTAAAAAAGATTGCTACGTTTCCTACTGCAAAAGAACATCCAGTTGGAGAAGTTATTATTAAAGAAGGTGATATTGGAGAGTTTATGTTTGTGGTGCTACAAGGACAAGTAGATATCATTAAAGCAACAGGTGGAAAAGAACTTAAAGTAGCAACGTTAGGCCCTGGTACATTTGTCGGTGAAGGTGCTTTAGTATCTGGTGCACCTCGTAACGCAACAGTTAAAGCAAGTACACCTGTAAAGATAGCATACTTTGATAGACCAGCTTATAACAAGATGATAATGATAGATCCTGCTATATCTGCAACGTTAATGAAAGTTCATAAAGAACGTTGTAAAGACACTCTCAAAAAGGTAAACGTAGCTAAATCTAAGTCATTTTTGATATCTGCAGGTGTTGCAGGGTTAACTGCATTACAAGGCAGCGCTAGTTATATACCGCATTTAAGTGAAATATTAGCTCATTTTCCACCAGGAGTTATGGCTCTCATAGGACCAGCAGCTATTGGTGCTGCATTAAAACTTCAGCAATCAGATATGTCTGGGTTGGTTTCTAAATTAGACAAACTATAAATATAATATATGAACAAAGACAGCCACCTAATTTACGAAGGCTATAGAAGGAATAACGAACAAAAGTTAGTTGTAGAAAACGCAATTAAACATGCTTTAGGTGGTATTGCCGGTGCTATAACCGGACAAGGTTATCAAGCAGGCAAGTTAAATAGTGTTAAAAATAGCATTAACAAATACATTGCAGATGTATCGTCTAAAATTGCAAAAGATTTATCAAGTGCTGGTTACAATATTGACCCTAATGAATTATATAAACAGGTATCAGGCGAGGTTAATAAGATGGTCGGTAATGCAACACAAACAGCAGTTAATATGCCACAACAAGCTCAAGCAGCTCAACCAGCACAAGGTAGTCAACCTGCTCAAAATGCACCTCAACAACAAGGTAATATAGCAGCTGCTACTAAACCTGGCATTCCAACAGGCGGTGGTATACCAACCGGTCCAAAAGGTGCTCAAATACCTAACCCTTCAACTCCTAAGACTCCTAAACAACCAAAAGCTCAACCAGCTGCTCAACCACAACCACAACCACAGCAAGCTCAGCAACCTCAATCATCAGCTGCAGCTGCACCAGGAGCTGTCCCACCGGTGTTAACACCTAAACAACAAGCTACAGGGCCATTGAGTGCGCAAAAAGGTAAAGCAGCTCCTGGTGGTCAAGTTAGTCAAGGTTTTGGTTTTGATGCACAAACAGGTAAAGCTCACACTTCAGCACAACAAGCTAATCAATATTTTGCACAAAAAGGAGCAGCAGCTGTACCTCCAGTACTAACAGGTAAAGGGCCAACGAATAAATTTGCAGGAAATAGAGCTCCTAAACCAAACTTAAAAGCTCAAGCAGCGGCAGCAAGCCAAACACAAGAAGAACAACCTAAAGAAGAAAAACCTAAAAAAGGTAAAGGTAAAGGTAAAGGTAAGACCTAATATTGATTTAAAACGCTAGCGTAATAAATCTTTAAATGCGTATAGCTATCTGCGGAACAGCAAATCAAGGTAAATCTACTCTAATTAAAGACTTTTTGGCTGAATGGCCTATGTATAAGACTGAAAGTGCAGCTTATAGAAAATTAATAACAGAAGAAAAATTACCACATAGTAAGTTAGCTACAAAAGACTCACAATGGAAGATACTAAATCTTCTTACTGAAGAGATGCAAAAGTATACAGCTAAAGACAACGTTATATTTGATAGATGTAGTTTGGATAACTTAGTATATTCACTTTGGGCATTTGAAAAACAATCATCTGATATTGATAAAGAATTTATTGATAAGTGCATACCACTGGTTAGAGAGAGTTTAAAGTTTTTAGATATTATTTTCTTTTTACCTATAACTAAAGCTGCTCCAGTACCGATTAAAGAAAACGGTGTAAGAGAAACAGACCAAGTATATGTTAAAGAAATAGATGCTTTGTTTAAAAGCATGGTAATGCAATATACACACGGTTTAGGAAAGACGCCATTTTTTCCAAAAGATGATTGCCCTGGTATTATAGAAATTTTTGGTCAACCACTAGAACGAATTCAAATGATAAAGTGGTACATAAACACTGACGGCGGGTTAATTGGCGGTGATGTAAATGCTCCTGATAACCTCTTCAATCCAGAAAATATTCTTGCAATGGAAGAGCTTTTAAAGACTCAAAAATTAGACGATCAAAAAGAAAAAGCTTATAAGCAAGAACTTCAAAATATTAGAGAGTTCGTTAAGCAGAACACTACTAAAAAGCGTTAAGCTGTACGCTGCCAAACGTACATACCATAGAAAGGAGGTACGTTATTGTGAGGATTATCACCAATAGCTTGGAAACCAGGCACTGTACCACCGCTTGAAACTGCTATAGACGGCCCAGGTTGGGTGAGACCAACTTGATTTGCTCCTAAAATACCACCACCACCAACGTTACCGTTTGCTGAACCGCCTACATTACCTGCACCGTTAGTTGGGTGTTGGTGATTAGCTAATTCTGCTGGCGTTAACTTGTGATTGTATTCACCTATTAACTGGTTAGCTGAATCATAGCCTGAATTAACAGTAATGGAATCGCCGTTTTTATCTTTAATAAGAGGTGCACCTACACCAGCTAAAAACAACCCCTGAGCTACTTGAGTCCAAGTTGTACCTAATATTGTAGTGCTTGGATTGATGTTATTAAGAGTAAATTTAATACTATTAATTGGATATAAAATGTTTGTTAAAGATGCTGTAGCAGATTGTACTGCAGTGGTAATAAATGAGTACAAATTGCTTACATCTGATGCTTCTTGAGCAGATAAAGTGGTTAAATTAGATGAGAGAGTGTTAATCTCTGTGGATTGAGCTGAAATAGTGCTAGCAAACGTTACATTATCTAAGCCAAATATAACATTAGAGAAATTAATCTTCTTAGTTACTACCCCGTTATCGATAACAAAAAAATCACCGTTGACTACTTCATCGGCTGTTGGTAACTTTGAAATATTAATTAGGCTTGACATATTGATTATTTATCGTTCTTGGTTATAATACTAGTATGGCTAAAATAGGGGTTGGTATCGTTACATGTAATAGAAATGACTTTTTAAAAGGCTTACTTGCATCATTACCGCGTGAACAGATAGATGAATTAGTAGTTGTAAATGACGGTAAGGCTGAGAATCAAATAGAAGTGCCAGGTATCTGGTTACAGAATGAAGTTAACTTAGGTGTTGGTAAATCTAAGAATAAAGCAATGAAGCATTTATATGATGCAGGTTGTGATTATATCTTTATTATTGAAGATGATATGATTATTAAGGATAAGACTGTATTCCAGAGATATATTGAAGCTTATCAAAAATCAGGTATTGAGCACTTTAATTACGGTCCGGGTTCACCATTTAACCGTAAACAAACTATTAAAGACTTTGATTTACATAACAGACACTTACTAGACCAGCACAGTGAACCAAACCCGAAACTAATTATAGATTACGGTACAATAAAGATAGCATTATATGAGCATACAGTTGCAATGTTTTCGTTCTTTACACGTAATGTATTAGAAAAGGTAGGTTACATTGATGAAGAGTTTTATAATGCCTGGGAGCACGTAGATCATACATACCGTATTATCAAGGCCGGGTTTCATCCTCCTTTCTGGTGGTTTGCTGATATAGCTAATAGTGAAGACTACTTAACTGAAGCACCTGGTGCAATTGATAACTCTTCTATTGCTAATAAGACAGAACAATGGCAAAAGAATGTGTATGGTGGTAGGGAAATATACTTAAAGAAGCATGGCCACTACCCTAACCAACCACCTTACGTAACAAAAGAACAAGTTATACAAACTTTAAAGAATTTAAAAAATGATAAAAAATAGTTGCATATTCTACTTAGTAAATAATAGTCCTATCCATTTAAGAAGACTATATGTAAGTTTAGATCTTCTTAAAGCCAATGTACTGAACAAATATCCTTATCCAGTTGTATTTGGCCATGAAGGATTACCACAAGATGTTGTCGACTCAATTAAACAACATGCCCCTGAAAATCACTTCTTCTATAATGTAAAGTTTAAAGTACCAGATTATAGTGATGATATTAAAAGTCAGATACCGGAAAGGTTTAAAGGTCACTGGGATGAAAGTGCTTTCTTTTCTTTAGGTTATAGACATATGTGCAGATTTTTTGCCGGTGATCTTTTTAAACATACTTTTTTTGAAAAGGTAAAGTATATTATGAGATTAGATTGTGACTCATATATTCATAGTCCATTGACTTATGACCCCTTTGAAGTAATGAGTAAAGGCAAACACGTTTACGGTTATCTTGGCACTGAAACAGATATGGATTACGTAATTGAAGGCTTCAATGATGCTTGTAAGACGTATTTCAAAGACAAGTACGATCCAAGTACATACAACTTAATGTACCAGACTCATTTTTTTGTTGCTGATGTACAGTACTTTAAGAATAGTGAGTATATTAAGTTCTTTGATTACGTGGATCAAACAGGTAACATTTATATTAAGAGATGGGGTGATGCAGTAATTCAATACCAAGGCATTACCAACACTGTTAATAGTGATCAGATTTATCAGTTTGATGATCTAGCTTATAGACACGGAGGTGACTTTTGAAAATAGCCATATTAGTACCGTCTAGAGAAAGAATGAATAGACGTTTGACTATGCTCATGTCTATTCTTACCACGGTTAAAGACATTAATAACGTAAATGTTTACTTTGGTGTTGATGAAGATGACCCTACAAGAGACATTATTAAAAAAGTAGCTTCAGCTATACCTTGTGTAAAAGTTGTTGA